TTATGCCGCTTATCTTGATATCTCTCATCCAGACATTCTTCTATTTCTCGAAATGAGAAAGCCTACGGGCGATCCCAACATGAGAACTTTGAATCTGCATCATGGAATCAATATCACAGATGACTTCATGCACATCATCGAAAAGTGCATGATCGATCCTGAAGCCGATGACACATGGGCGTTGACTGATCCTCACACGGGTGAAGTTCGCGATCATGTATCCGCGCGTGATCTTTGGCAGCGCATTCTTGAGACTCGCATGTTGACTGGTGAACCATACATTCACTTCATCGACACCAGCAATAGACTGATGCCTCAGTTCCAGAAAGACTTGGGTTTGTCTATCAAGCAAAGCAATCTATGTAGCGAGATCATTCTGCCCACAGATAAAGATCGCACCGCTGTGTGCTGTCTGTCTTCTGTGAACTTGGAATACTATGATGAGTGGAAGAACGATCCACTATTTCTAAGAGACATTGCAGAGATGCTAGACAATGTGCTAGAATTCTTTATCGACAACGCACCAGATAGCATCTCTCGCGCCAAATACTCTGCGCAGAGAGAGCGTAGCATTGGCATCGGTGCTTTGGGCTTTCATGCGTATCTACAGAAAAACAATCTTCCGTGGGAAAATCCAATGGCTGTCGGAAGAAACATTAGCATGTTCAAACACATAAGAGGCAAACTGAATGAAGCAAACTTGCAACTTGGAATGGAAAGAGGTGAGGCTCCTGATGCTGCTGGTACCGGCTTACGTTTCTCTCATATGCTCGCCATTGCTCCTAATGCTTCATCTTCCATTCTTATGGGCAATACTTCTCCTAGTGTTGAACCTTATCGGGCTAATGCATATCGCCAAGACACTCTCTCGGGTTCTCACCTGAACAAGAATAAGTACCTCGACAAGATCATCAAAGATGCATGTGAGAAAGACAAATCACTTGACTATAACGAAGTCTGGTCAAGCATCATCGCAAACGATGGTTCAGTTCAGCACCTTGAGTGGATGGATGAGTGGGCTAGAGATGTGTTCAAGACTTCTATGGAGATTGATCAGCGTTGGGTCATTCAACATGCCGCAGATAGGCAGCAATTCATTGATCAAGCACAGTCGCTAAACCTGTTCTTCAGACCAGATGCCAATGTGAAGTATCTTCACGCAATTCACTTCATGGCATGGAAGCAAGGGCTAAAGACATTGTACTACTGCCGTTCTGAGAAGTTGGCTAAGGCTGACAAAGTATCTCGCAGAATTGAGCGCAAGGTTATGGAAGAGTTGGACATGAAAGCACTTGCTACCGAAGATGTTTGTCTCGCATGTGAAGGATGAGGGTGTAGATGAATGCAATCATAGAGTTTATTCTTTTCATTCTAGTCACAATTGTCATGCTGCTGATTGAAAAGAACAAGACTTCTGAAGTAGAAAAAGAACCTGATGTAAAAGTCAAACCAACAATAGACATCTATGTTGAGCAGTTGGGCGACATCTACTACGCATGGGAGAACAACGTCAAGTTTCTATTCCAACATGAAGACCCGAACGAAGTCGCAAAGATGCTACTGAAAAAGTATCCTAATTACAATCTAAACATTCACGAAAAGCCACTATGATCAAAAAGACAAAGCTAAAACTGACAGACGAACGAAACTACTTCAAACCGTTCTCTTATCCTTGGGCATACGAAGCGTGGCTCAAGCATGAACAGAGTCACTGGTTGCACACCGAAGTTCCGATGCTTGAGGATGTGAAAGACTGGAAGAATCGCATGACTGAAGATGAGAAGAAGTTTCTCACAAACATCTTCAGATTCTTCACTCAGGGCGACATCGACGTTGCTGGTGGCTATGTGAAGAACTATCTGCCACACTTTCCACAGCCAGAGATTCGTATGATGCTAACCGGCTTTGCGGCTAGAGAAGCCCTTCACGTTGCAGCGTACAGTCACCTGATTGAGACTCTAGGAATGCCAGAGTCCACATACAATGAATTCCTCGCATATGAAGAGATGCGAGACAAGCATGACTATGTACTCAACAAGTCAAGCACATCGTCAATTGCAGAGAACATCGCACTGTTTTCTGCATTCACTGAAGGTATGCAATTGTTCAGTTCGTTCATCATGCTATTGAACTTTCCCCGCAACGGTAAAATGCGTGGAATGGGGCAGATCATTACTTGGTCGATTGTCGATGAAACGATTCATGCTGAGTCTATGATCAAACTGTTTAGATCATACATCGAAGAGAACAAGGAAATTTGGAATGATGAACTCAAAGGTAACATCTATACAATCGCTGAGAAGATGGTTCAGCTGGAGGACAAATTTATTGATTTGGCATTTGGGATCAGCGAAATGGAGAACCTCAGTGCTGAGGACGTTAAGCGTTACATCCGTTATATTGCTGATAGGCGCCTTATCTCTCTTGGTCTAAAGGGCATCTTCAAAGTCAAGAAGAATCCTCTTCCTTGGGTTGAAGAGATGATCAACGCACCGACTCATACAAACTTCTTTGAGAATCGCGCAACAGACTACGCAAAGGGTGCGCTGTCTGGTACATGGGAAGACGTTTGGGGTAAGGCTGCATAGTATGCTATATAACTTGACTCGGCATTTTATAAGGAGGAGCCCATGTCAAGTTATCGCGTATTTTGCAATGATTGTGGTGCTGAATCATTCATTAGCTTTATAGATGAAGATGCTGAAGCAAAGTTCTGCCCGCACTGCGCATCAGAACTAGATGAGTCCGATGTTTCTGAAGATGAGAATTACAACGAAGAAGATGCGTGGGACAAACTATCAGAGGAATCTCTTGATGATCTAGACGATTGGAAATCATGAAAGTCGCAGGGCTGGATTACTCAATGACATCTCCAGCCATTTGCTTCTATGATGATACAGATGGTGAGATGACGTTTCAGAACTGCCGAACATATTACTTGACACAAGTGAGGAAGTATGATACGATAGTCAAGAATATGGTCGGCAAGTATTTCGAGTACACACATGATCTAGATCGGTATGATAAAATCTCTACCTTCTTTATAGAGAGAATTCTAGAACGCAACATAGATAGAGTATACGTTGAAGGTTACTCTATGGGATCAAAGGGGCGAGTGTTCAGCATAGCAGAGAACACTGGCATTCTCAAATACAGATTATGGAAGTATGGTGTGCAGTGTGAATCTGTTGCACCCACAGTGATCAAAAAGTTCGCGACAGGTAAGGGTAACGCAGACAAAGAGAAGATGCAAACTGCCTTCGCCGAACAAAACGGAATTGACATCAAGTTTGAACTTGGTATGACCGCAAAGCAGTGGAACCCATCTTCCGACATCATTGATGCCTATTGGATATGTAAGTATGGATATCAACAAATTAGGAGCGTGGCATGACAAGAAGACTAATGAATAAAATGCTGATGGACGGAGGAAAAGATAAGTTCGAAGGCAAGCCTATTGGGCATGTGTTTGACTTGTATCTTTGTGGCGAGATTCTTCCTCCCGAGAACTACATCGATCAATTTGAGATCATTCGCAACGCAGGCGAGACTGATGTGATTAGACTTCATATCAACTCTGCTGGCGGTGATCTATCAACTGCAATTCAATTCAATCGTGTAATTCAAGAGTCTCAAGCACAGATTTGTGCGTCTGCTGAAGGCTATTGCATGTCCGCTGCAACGATGATCTTTCTAGCAGCCAACATGTTTGAAATCTCTGATCATTGTTTCTTCATGTTCCACAACTACTCGGGTGGCACATTCGGCAAGGGCGGTGAGATGTACGATCACATCGTCAGTGAACGCAAGTGGTCCGACAAGCTAGTGAACAAAGTCTATCATGACTTCCTAACTCCAGAAGAGATCAAGGCTATTCTTGATAACAAGGACATCTGGATGGATGGAGATGAAGTGAAGAAGAGGCTTGAAGTCAAGATTGATAAGATGAACGCTGAAGCTGAACAGATTGAGAAAGCATTGATGAGTCTAGAAGAATCTGCACCTGAAGTTGCACCCAAGCCAGCAAGAAAGAAAGCCGCAAAGAAGGAATAATCGACATGTATAAATTGAAGTTTCTTTTTCGTCACATTGGCGATCAAGTATGCACTACATCTATGCCAGAAAACATATACAATGTCAGCGGAAAGAAGTGTGTCATCACAGATAAAAACATATGGGCATTTGAACACAATCCATATGTTCTGTTCATGGACGAAGAAGATGCAGAGGGGCTTCCTGAAATAACTCTAATGCCAGACTGTAGAGTACCAGAGCAAGCAAAAGCATTCAATGAAAGAATGCAAACTATCATCTCTAGCAGTCAAACAGAGTATATGTGTGTCAACATAGGATTCAATGATGTTAGACTGAGACATCCTAGACTATACATCCACGAGAACGAGACTATTGTGCCAAATAAAATTGTGGTACACACATCGGGTTCAGATAGAACAAGAGATAATGAACCAGCTATTAGAACGCAATCTGGAGAAGATGCTGTGCGTGTAATGTCCGATGAAGTCATTGCCTCAATTTTGAAAAACTATAAAGACTACCAAATTATTCAGTTGGGTGGTGAAGATGACAAGCCACTAGGTGGGCACAGTATTGATATGAGGGGTAAACTTCCATTGTTTGATGTTGCAAAAGAAATCGCATCATCTGCAAAGTTCATAGGTGTAAACTCTGGGTTGATGCACATCGCCAACTGTTATCCGCGTGTCGATAAGCGAATTGTTTTGATGGAGTTTCCCAAGCAAACATTGATGACATTCAAACCATGTGACATTAGAAACTGGCTTTTCTCTTGGATTGACATTTCAAATGTCTTCTTCAATAAGTTCGAACATGACGTTGGGCTAACATACTCATACACTAAGATATGAAAAAAATTACTTTATTGTGCATTGGAAACATGCATCATGAGTTGATGGAAAAATCTATTAACATCAGTCTCCGCGCAATTGAAAATGAGTGTGAAGAAGTTCTTCATATCACAGACAAGCAAACGAACGATAGAGGGCTTATCTTACCTAAAGACTTTGATGTGAATCGATACAATCAATTCATGATAAAAGAACTACCAGACATCATCAAGACTGAATTTGTGCTAGTTATTCAGTACGACGGAATGGCTGTAAAGAGCAAGTATTGGACCGATGAGTTCTTAAACTATGACTACATCGGCGCACCATGGCCAGATAGATTCTCATGGATAGAACAAGGTGAGAAAGTGGGTAATGGTGGATTCAGTCTAAGAAGCGCAAAGTTACTTAATGCATTAAGAGATAAGTCTATCATCTTTCATGACGATAACCCAAGATTCAAAAACGAAGATGCTGTCATCTGTCAAGGATATGGTGAATATCTAAAAAGAAAACACAAAGTCAGATTTGCTCCTGTTGAGTTGGCTAATACATTCTCGCATGAATGGTGCAATCCAACAGGCAAGACTTTTGGATTCCATGGAATATGGAACACTCCTTTATACTTCGGAGAAGATGAAGTTATAAAATTCATACAAGATATACCAAAAAAACACTGGTTTGATGACAAAAAGCAAATGTTCTTTCAACTGTGCAGATCAAAAGGATATCTAAGAGCAATAAGAAAGTTTAACGAACTCTATGAATAATCCTTTTTCATCGACAATTGAGTGGATAAAGAATGACTGGAATTCTAACAGGTTTAGGTTCATTGTTGAAGTGGTCGCTTGGGCTATTTCTATTGGTTGTAGTATTACTATGGCCCTTACAGTTCCTAGCCCTCCTCTTATGGTGCTTTATCCTATTTGGATCACTGGTTGTGCTTTGTATGCTTGGGCTGCTTGGACTAGGAAAAGTTTTGGTATGCTTGCTAACTATCTCTTGTTGACAACGATTGACTCTGTTGGATTGATACGGATGATCATTGCTTGACATTCCGACTGTTCCGTGATATGATGATGACACTTGACTATGAAGGAGTTTGTTATGTACGAGAAGACTTTTACGCTTGAAGTTCAACACACCGACGACGGAGACGCATACATTCAGTTTCCAGAAGAGACAATGGCTGGGCTTGGTTGGAAAGAAGGCGACACGGTTCTCTGGACTGACAACAAGGACGGCTCTTTCACACTGACTAAGAAAGAGACAGAGTGGGTTCTGGTTGAGTGTGTTAGCACATTCCGTCAGCGTTACATGGTAGAAGTGCCAAAGGGTAAAGCTGAATGGGCACTAGATACTGTTGTTTGCGATGATGCGAATGAGTTCTCTCAGAAGCATCTCGGTGAAACAATCGTGTCTCATCGTGTGGTATCTTATGATGAAGCAATGCGTATGTGCGATGAAGACAATGATT